TGGATCTCGGTGTCATTCTTTTGACGTGCTGAAAGTAGCGCGCCTGTTGGCTCGTCAAACTTCAACGGGTCGCCGTCGTCGCCGCGCGGGCTGAATTCGATCACCCCGTCGTCGTCAATTGTTAGCGCGCCGGTTTCGATGCGTTTTATAAATTTAGCTTTAAAGCCGTCAAAGGCTTTCAGTTCTTCCGGGTCGAAAGCGTCGGTGCTAATGTCGATCTCGAATGTCTCGGCCCAGCGTTCAAACTCTTGTTGTGCTACTTCGGTTGCTACTTTAGTCATAATCTTTGTCCTGTTAAGCGCGCCGCACCCCGGCGAACCGGGCGGTGGGTCAGGACGTACCGTGCGGCGCTAAACCTGTTTACTGTGGCGTCATTTCGCCGCTGCCGGATAAGTCCAGCGATGCGGTGCTTGACTGGTTGTTAAATACCACCTCGCCGACGATCTGGCCGGTTCCTTGATATGTAACGCCGCTAACGTAGGTGCCCGTAATTGGCACGTTACGGTTAGAATTCTGCAAAGCCTGCAAGAACTCTTGATCGCCCGCCGTGTCGTCGATTTCGATAACAACGCCTGTCAGTGACCAAGGCACGCGAGTTTTCACGGTTCGGGCTGTGCCGTCTCCGTTGCTTAGTACCTCGTTCTCAAAGCCGCCCAACTTTCGCGCGGTGTCTGCGTCTGCGGTCACTGCGAAGGAACGGCCGTCGATGGTGATTGACTCCATAGAGCCTGCAATTGCTGGCATAACTTAGCCCTCCTTATACTGTTGGGGTTGTGCCAAAGAAGAAGCCCCAATTAAAATCGACCGAAATAATATTAGTATTTCCGCTGATCTTCATTGTCGTGGCAACGTCTAAGCGTTTAGGGTTCTGATCGTTAATAGCCGCCAGCGTGTTGTCTTTGGCAAAGTCCGGGTCGCTAATGAAAGCACCCAGCGCCAGCTGGTCAATAAGTGCGGCAACCGCTGCGACCGCCATCTTCGGCTTTTTGGCCGTTCGGTTGGTCGTTGCTTGGTCGTCCGGGATTAACGGCGCGCCGTCCCACTCAGGGTTGGCAAACGTCAGATCCAAGTTAAACAGAATATTTGTGATTTTCACAATATCCACGACGTAACGGTAAGCCGGTGTAGGGTCTCCGCTCGGGTGGTAGAATGTCACAATATCCGACAAGTTAACAACGCCGTCCTTCACTTCGATCGTTGAGCTTCCGCCCTTGACCGCTTGGTCGCGTTGTAAATAGTTCCATTGCTGCGCGTCAGTGCCCGGCGTCAGTCCGTCAGCTGTTCGGCTGCCGTAATCATGCGGCGGGTTGTTTTGCGCAAGTGGTGCAATGCGTGAAAGCTGGCGAGCTGCTACGACAAAAGGCAGATCAAGCGAACCCGGCGCGACTAACTGCGAGTTAATGCGGTCGGTTTTGCGCGAGTCTGAAACGGTGATCGCTGTGGCCACATCTGCTTCGGTGTTACCCGTGAAGCACATGAACGGCTTGCGAACCAGCGCGCCCCAGCGCCCTTCGCCTTCGGTCTCGAATTTGTCAAGAATCGCCGTGTCGGCAATATCCAAACAGTTAAGGACCAATGTTTCCCACACGTTACCGATCTGCGCTAATGCGCCGTCAATGTCTGGGTTAACTGCGCCCGCGGTCGGTTGCGTGATCGTGAAGGTTACGCCCGTATCTTCGCCGCCTTCGATCGCAATGTTTAGGTCGTTGCCAGAAGGTCCCGCCCATTTCGCCGCGATGTCTACTTCCGTAGACGTGCCCGGCGTTGCGTCGGTAGCAATAACCGGTAAATCAAGGATCGCATTAACTGCGGCCGTGATCGCGGTTACTAGGTCCGCCACTGAGTCGCCGACGTTAATAGCGAAAGCCTGCGACTGCTCGTTGTTAACAATAACACGGGCTGCGCCTGCTTTAGTGACTGCGCCGACTGGCGTAATATCGCCCGAGGCCGTGATCGCTGCGACGCCGTCTTCAAGTGGGTAAACCGTCACCGGAATAGTGCCTACGCCGTCACCGTTAGCCGGTAGCAACTGCTTAACAGCTAAGTGGATCGGCGAGCCGAAGCCGTAACGCTCGGCCGCTTGCGTGGCGCTGGTTACTTGGAATTTATCGGTTGAGTAAGTCGCAGCGCTATTGCCCTGCCCGAACACCGCGATCCGTTGTGGTAGGTTTACCACATTGCCGCCGCGGAGGTTCACAAACTCCGTTTTAATGCCGACCACTCGCGCGACTGCGGAAAGGTCAACTGCTGTGCTTAATGCCATGGTCTGTTCCTCCTATGGCGTTGATTCATATAAAGCGTCGATCAGGATCTCGCCGTTCTCGTCGCGTACTATGGCGCTAATCTCTTCGAGAATAACTGCCGGAGTTTGCGGGCCGAGTTCGGACAGTTTGACCTGCAACGACAACCGCAGTCCCGCCACTTGCCGCGCGTTTTGGTTGGCAAATTCTGGCTGGAATGTTTGGATCGTGCTGATATGTCGCTGGCCGACTAGCCCGAGCGCCCGGTCAATTCCGAGGGTCACGTAGCTGTCGGCCATCAAGATATTACGCACTAATCGCGCCCCGCGCTGCGCTTCTTCCGCCGCCATTTGGTCGCCGGGCGATTGCCCCGCGCCACCTGCTAAAAGCTCCGTCACGCCTATGCCGTAAACGTCAAGGTTAAACGTAGCCTCCATTTGCTGGCGGTCAATGGTTTGCGACGCGCGCAAGTCAATGTTAGAACTATCGTACCACACACTAACAACCGGCGCGCGGTCTGTTGGTGCTTTTCCGTCGTTAGTTCTTAGAAACTCCCACGGGTTGGTGCGCTCAGTAAAGACGCGCAACTTCCACAAAGCGGGGTCCTCCCCTTCGTCAATGGCCAGCTGTTGTTGCTGGGCTGACTCTTCGGCGAGGATTAACGCGACTTTATCGCGCACGATCTCGAAGGTGTCCTGCTTGTCGATCAAAGTTTGGATAAGTGCGGTCATAGTACCAGCTCCAGCCGTAGGGTTAAGAGCCCGATCGCGCGGTCAGGGTTTGACGCCATGACCTTAGCTTTGATCGTGTCTCCGTTCACCGTGGTGTAATCCACGACCCAAGGCACTGTCGCGCCGTCCTCTATGCCTTTCGGCAACTCGAGGCCCGCCGCGCGTATGCTTGCGATCCGCAGAGCTACGTTAGCATTGCGGCCGCTAACAGGTACGCCCGTCTCCGGGTCAATTAGCAGGCTTATGTCGTTGCTAATCGCCTGAAAGTCGGCGCTCGCCCCGGCGGGGTCGGTTAGTGTTACGGTCTGGCCGTCACCCTCAAGGGTGAAAGCTAGGTCCGCTTCGGCTAGCTGGTGCAAGTCCATTAATCAACCTTAACGCATACGCCGCGCTTAACTAAGTCGTCGACGACTTTTTGGCCGCCTGCGAAGTGCTTAGCGAGGACCGGCGTTTCTTCCGAAAGTACGCCTATTAGAGACGTTACAGCTTTGCCTTTCCCAACGTATACGCCCGGGGCTTGCTTGTCTTCTTCAGCCGCCGTTTCGTCCGCGTCGCCTTCGCTTTCGTCCGACTGATCGCCGTCCGCGTCGCCTTCGCTTTCGTCCGACTGATCGCCGTCCGCTTGCGTTTGCAATTCTGCGTCCTTCTTCTTAGCTTTTAGGTCTGAGACCAACGCGCTAAGCGCTTTATTGTTCAAGCCGTCGGTGGTTACTTCGATGCCTAACTCTTTCGCCAGCTCTACCGCTTCCGCGGCTAGTTCTTTGTTACTTGCCATCGTCCTGTCTCCTTAAAGACTACGGCGACCCAGAGGCCGCCGCGGGTTACTGGTTACGGCTCAACATCAAGACAGCCGAAGCCGTCGATCTGTACTGGAACCAACAGTGGGCGGCTTTCAAGTTCGCCCATGATTTGTTTGCCGTTCGGCGTTGGGTAGACGTTCGGCGTTACATCGAAGCCACCCTCACGAGACGACATGCGACCCGGCAATAAGCCCTCAACACGGGGGTCAGGGCCTAGCGGTAGCGGTACACGCGCCGAAGTCATATCAAAGCGCGTGCGCGTTGAGTCCATGACCACTTTGTCGTCTGCCACATACTTAACCGGGTTGCCGGTTTGTGGGTCTTTGTACTCTTCCGGGTACGTCCACATATCGTAAGCGTAAGAACCGATCCAAATACGGCCTTGGTTCACTGCGCCCGAGTCTTCCATTTCTGGATCAACAAAACCAAACTCAATGCGGCGGTTGTCTAGGTGTTCCTTAACCTGAGCGGTTGCCATGAAGTCGCTAAATGCCTTCTCGCCAAACGTCAAGCGGTTAGGGTTTACTTTACCGTCCGAGCGGATCACATTACCAAGCGCGCGCAAGTCGTCGATCGGTGTAGCTGAGGCCGCATTACTCCACGCAACCGCAACAGTTGGGAAGTGTGTAGCCTTCGGCTTAAAGTCCAGCTCGTACACGGTGTCGCCGGTCTTGTTGGTTAGCGTTAGCTTACCAGTTTGCAAGATTTGCGACGCTTGCAGCTCAACAGCACGCTGGATCTTATCGTCAATGACCATAAAGCCCTGCGCCATTTTAGCCACTAACTGGCCCGCGTAGTCGGTATATGCAGCGGTGAACGGGTCAACGCCTGCCATACGGTTAAGAAGTTCGCACACGTCCAGAGGGAACGCTTCGCCATAAGCTGGCGGCGTGAATTCTTTAGTGGTGAACTCGTCAATATCGTTAAGGTTTGGACCGGTGCATTTCTTGATCGCAATCGCCACGTCTTCGCCAAAGCGTTGAATGTCGATCGCTACTTTATCACCGGAGTAAATAGCGCCGGGCTTAATAGTAAAGCGGCGGCTTAAAAATCCAGAAGGGCTACGCATTTGCGTGAACAACTGCAGCCATCCTTCGCGTTTAATTTCTACGGCCATGAGTCAGGCTCCTTATTGGTTGTCCAGCTCTGCGAGCTGAGTTGTAGAAAGCGGAATGATTGAGTAGTCGCGTAACTGGTCAAGTTGTGCGCCTGTCAATGCTGCGTCCGCGTTGTTTACGAGGTCGCCCGCGCGCACTCGGCCAGCAATTGCCGGACGTGCTGCAACGTCACCCGCACCCGTTGACGTAACTTCTTGAGTCAATACCGCCTTTGGGGTTTCTGAACCGTCGGCACCGCCCGGGTTAAAACGGACATAAGCGCCGGTCGCTGTTAATTTACCCAGCACGGCACCCGCAGGCCACGTTTCGGCAGCGCCAAAAGTTAAAGTGGCGTCTTCGTGTACTGGTTCCCAGATAGCAACACCGCTAGTGCTGTTGTTTGTGATTTCAATATTAGCCATGACTTACGCCTCCAACTCTACACCACAAGACGAAGCCGCTAGCGCCAAAATGTTGTCACCGGCTGCCGCTTCTGCGTCCGCGTCGCTAGCGTTCGCGTCGTCAGCTGCTCCCGCTTCTGCGTCGTCGTCTTGACGTGCTTGTACGTCTGCGCGGTTCATGCCAGCGGCTAAATAAGTCGCCTGTAAAGTGGCGGTCATTGCTGAGCCGTCACCGATCGCGCCGATCGCTGTTTTCATATCGCCCGACGCTTCGCCCATTTTTAAATGAGCACCCACGCGGTCACGTTCTTGGTCTACGCCCACTTGTACCACCGCCGCAAAAACGTCGGGGTGCTGGGCCTTCAAAGTTTGCAGATCCATAGATCTAGCCTCCTGTTGATTCCCGCCGTTGTTGTTGGCGGTGGCTGGTTTTTCGGTATTGATTGAGTCAATCATACCACGATTTAACGCCGCGTCAGCTAAAAGAGTCGCCCCTTCGCCAAAATTAGCGTTTACATTGTCGGCGCTCACCCCGCGGCCTTCCGCGATAGCCTCGACAAAGATTTCATGCAAGGCGTCTAATTCTTCGCGAATTATCGCGACGCCTTCTTCGGTTGTTAGGTCTGGGCGCTTCTTAGGCGCTAGCGTGCTGGTTACTGAGACGCGGTCTTCTGAGACAACGGCGTCAACTACGATCCCTATGCTTCCGAACATGGACCCCGCGCTGGTGGCTTTAATAGGCCCTGCAGCTGCCGCAAGAGCGTAAGCCGCTGAACATGCGCGGCTCGACACTACCTCAATCGGCTTGTTAGTGTTTTGCACCGCGGCGATACACTCGAATAGGCCGTGAACGGCACCACCCGGGCTGTCTATAAACATTGTGATCGTTTCGACGTTCGGGTCAGCGTCCGCGGTTGCGAGCGCCGCTTCAATATCTACGTAGGTAGTATTGCCTCCGCCGAAGAAATACGCCATCCAAGAGCGGGTCGCAGTTAGCACCCCGGTTACGTTAACTTGGGCGTTTGCTCCCGCGATCGCCATAATGTCTTCGGCCCGCGCTTCAAACGCGGCCACCTGTTCGGCCGTGGGGGTGAACCCTTGGGCCTCCGCGCTTTCAATGGCGCGCTTAATGCTTTGTTCTAGTAACCACATATCGTTACGCCTTGTATAGTGTGAAAGGTAAGCGCGCCGAAACATCGGTCGCCGCTTGGTCAGCTTCAGCCAGCAAAACGACGTCCGACTTGGGCGGCAGCGGTGCCACGTTCTCAACGACTAGCGTTGCTACGCTGTTGCCGCGCTTATTAAGGCCAAACCGTGCGCCGGTCCCAAAAATGCTGCCGAAGTCTCGGCGGCGGTATCGGAATATTACGCCCGTGTCTTGGTTGCCGCTTCGGTTAAGCGTCACGATCGACGTTTCCAGCTTAGCCTTGAAGCCGTTAGGCACTGAGAAAATAACCTGCGTCGAAATTTGTTCAAGCGGTAACACAACGCAAAACACTGTGCCGCCTCCCGCGCCTTGCACGTTAACCGTGCCCGCAAATTCTGTCGCGCTGATATTGATCACGCGGTTAATGCGCGCGACGTTTACCGGGAGCGCTACCGGCGTTGTGCCATTGAGCACTAGCGGGATATTAACTTGGTCCCAATTCTCGTCCAGCGCTTGGATCAATAGCGTTTGATTATCCGCCACGTTATCGCTGACCATTTCCATGGCTTCGCCGTTATCGTCTGGGAAGACATACAACGGCGTCGGGCCGCTCCAAAGATTGGCCTCAACGCCCGCGGCTAAATTATTGTTATACCCGAACTGGGCAAAATGTTGGAAGTCCTTAATATCGCCGTTACTGACTGCGATGTTAGGACCTAATTCTGGTTTAAAGCTCGTGCTCATGCTCGACCCCTTGTTGTTCTTCGTGCTCGTGGGCAGTCGCCGCCACTTCTTGCACACTTTGTCCGAACTCTTGCTCGAACTCCGCAAGCGGGCGCATTGCCTCCGCTTTCATTTCGTTTTCACGTCTTAGGCGCTTCATATTCTTAGAGAACTTGGTGCCCGTCAACGTGCGCGACTCCCGGGCATTATTCGACCAGCCCTCGGCGACCAGAATTTGCGAGCCTTGGGCCTGCTTCTTCATATCGGTGGAAGGTTTGATCGACCCGTACCAGTCCGCAGAGACCCACGCGCCGAACACGTCCTGCCGTTGCGGGTCTCGCCACGCGTCGAGCAGGCCCGGCGCAGATACGCGGCCTTTTAAGTTTTCAGCCAGCAGCCATTCAATATAGATCGGCTGGCAGAAGGTCTCGCCCCAGTCGGACCAGACCTTATTCAAATATATTTTAAATTCATTGATCGCGGCTTGGCTGGCGCTGTAGTTGTTAGAGAACGCCAAGCGCAAGATCTCCGGGGGCACTTCATTAGCCCACGCAACCGCCTGAATGATCGCCTCTTCAAAGGTGCCGAAGTTCGTGTCGGTGCCTTCACCGCCTTTAAGTACCGGCTCTTCGCCGGTTTGCAGTTCTTCGATCACCAGCCCCGGCACTTGGCTTGCGATATTAAATTCTCGCTTGCCCCCGTCTAGGTCTGTTGTTTGGGCTTGCCCGCGTCTAACAGCTCCGCCAGTGATAGGTCGGGTGCCTTGCTTGTCCTCGGTCTTCTTGATAAACATAGCAAGGATCGAATTGATCACGGCCTTACGCTGCACGCTGTCGCGGTAGCGGTCAATTTCTTTAAGGGATTGCAGAACCAACGAAAGTAGCGGCTCGCCGCGCACATCGTCTAGGCGCTTGTCTGTGCCGTACACTAGCCACGCCATGCGGCGGCCTGAGCGAGTGCCCTTCGCAGGTATGCGACGTGGGTCTGTGCCGTCGTCCGGCTTAACCCAATACGCGGCGATTCTACCTTGTGGATCTAACTCTACGCCGTGGCGTATAGTGTGGCCGTTAGTGATCCGCGTGGCTCCGCCTAGCGGCGTTTGTACTTTGGACCCGCTAACAAGCTGAACCATAGGCAGCCCGGTTTGTCTGTTCTGGCGTAAGACCACCAGCACGTCGCCGCTAATTAACGCCTCCATGCGGGCCGCACGTTGTAACGCCCCAAAGGTTGATCGGTGCTTCCAGTCGCATTGCTCCGGGTTCTTACCCCAAATATA